AAGCTTTTCGGTTGCCCGAGCGGCGAGCCTTGGAAACTGAGCCGTGGGAATGGAGCCGCCTAAGTATGTAGCGGTATAAAATGCGTAGTCAGCCATAAGCGGCTCCTTTCGTTACGATACCTTAACGGTTATATCGTCGCTGCCGAGTCCAATTACATATCCGTCGTCGTCGATTTTCACAACTGTGATTTTGTCGTGTCCAGACGCGGGGGTTATGTCTGTGCCGGTTGTGATGGTTGTCCACGTGCTGTCAGGATAGTCCATATACAGCAAAGTGGGTGCGGTTGTAGCGGCGGTCTTATACTTGTAGGTACCTTCGCCCGTAATCGCAATATCGCTGTCGCCGATGGCGGCGCCTGCCGTAGATGCGACCGTAACGGAGGCAAGGTACTTCGCGCTGAACGAAGTCTCGATTGCTCTGACAATGGTCTGCTTCGTAACGTCGCTCGCATAGGACACGCCGAGGTAGTCGCAAAGCGTTTTAAGCTGCGCGACCGTCAGCGTATCAAACAGCGTCACGGCGTTCTTGCTTGCGTCCACCGCGTAACTTGCGGCTGTAAAATATGACGTGTCGGCGCCTGCCGCTACTGCCGCAACGCCATTTATGAAGTCCACTTCTCCCCAAGACATATTGTGCTCGGGGTTATCTGCGTAAAGTCTAGGCATATTTCAACCCTCCCTTAAGCTATCTTGATCTTGCGAAGAACTCCAGCAGAGCGGGTCGCCTTGAGCGCCATCGCGGCAACCATTTCGACTTCACCCTTTTTGACCGCCCCGGGCAGCGTCATGTTCGGCAAATAAGTCTTTATCATCGAGGAGCCAGTCGGAGAAACACCATGCACGCCATCAAGGGCAAGCCGGGCAGCAAAAATGCTTGTTTCGCCTGCGGAGGTTGCGATTATCGGGTTGCTTGTGCCGGGTTTGTCGCCAAGAGACATTATAAGCGAGCTGCCCCACTGGAGAACTTCATCGCCGTAATTCTGCTTACTGGCAAGGTTGATACCAGCTCTGTCCATAACGCTCTGGAACACAGCAAACATGTCGCCGTTCATCATATACAGCGTGGGGGCTCCGTCAAGCGCAGCTCTCATTTTGCGGAGTGCGTCAAGGAATACTTTCCAGTTGGAGTCAATGTTCGCCGAGGTGACGAGCGCTATCGCGGAGGTGGGAGTGATTTCCGTGGAGCTGCCCGACAATGCCTTGTTTATGCCGTCAAACTCGGTCGCGGTCGTGCCGCTGTCGCCGTTGATAAACATATCATGGAACTTTGCACGAGTTGCCTGAACTTTCTGGGTAAGCTGAAACTGAACATGATCGACGACCTGTTTTTCGTCCTCGATGATTACGCGATCAAGCTCAAACGAGCCGCCGAAAATCTTAAGGTTAACAGTGTAGGGCGTGGTCTTGGCTTCCTGCGCGCTGTACTCTGCATTGATTGCACGAACGTCTGCGGTCGGCAGCGTGGTTACGCGGTTATAAACGTATGCGAGAGTGCTGCCGCCCTGCGGTTTTATCGTGTCGTCAAACGGGAGCATGTCGAGAAGAGCCGACTTGCGGAACTCGTCGATAACGTCCTGGGTAAGTTTATCCTGAGAAAGAGCTTTTACTTCTGCGAGTGTGATTGCCATGTTTATTTACCTCCAAACATAGATTCTTTTATGCTCTGCGCCATTGTGTGCGCAGGCGGATTGTTGTTAATTTGGTCTTTACCTGCTCCGGGCGCTCCAGGAGGGGGCGGTACCTGTTCCGCTTCGAACAGATAGGCGTTTTCCTTTTTGAGCCCTTCGAGAGCTGCCTTGATGTCAGCCTCTTGGTTCTTGCTGGTCTTAAGCGTGTCAACATCCAGAAGGGCGCGGATGGCCTTGGCGTTTTTTCCCTTAACTGCCGTGACAGTGCTGGAGAGAAGCCCGTCGAACTGCATTTCCGCGATTTTAGCGGCTGCGTCTGCTTCGGCTTTTTCAGCTTTGGTTTTCCAGTCGTCAGCTGCTTTCTTAATGCCCTCAATGTCGAGCTTTTTAAAGCCCTCGATGGTCGTGTTTGCCTCTGTGAGCTGGGTTTTCAGAGCGTCATAGTCTACATACTTGCCTTTTGTGGCTTCTATGTCTTTGCCGTTCTCGGCCATGATGCCGTCAATCTGCTCTTTGCTAAGCTTTACCCCATTGCCGAGGTCAAGATTTTCAAGATATTCGCGTTTCATAATGTCCTTTCCGTCCTACGCTTTGTTGACGCGGGTCGCTTCCGCTAGGCCGCGCAGTTTTACGACATGCCGGTCAATTTTGGGTATAAAAATACCGCCCTGTTGGCGATTGGTCTATGCAGCTCTCCCGAATCCGGCGAGCTGCACCCGTTCGTTCTGTACGGGTAAGTCTGCCGCCTTTGAAAAGCGTTTATATTCCTGCCTGAGCAGTGTAAGCCGTGTCTTTGCGGTCATTGCCTGTTTTGCATCGCCTGTGCCGTTCGCAACCAACACGCGGCGCTTCTGTAATCGCATTGAGCGTTCGATCGCTCGCTGCTGTTGCGTGGCCTCGTAATCTGTGTATTGCTTGCCGCGATATGTTATGCCGTCCTGATTGTCAGCCCTAAGTTCCGCAAGCTCTTCCTGCGTATATTGGGGTTTGCTTACACCCATGATAATCGGAAACGCTGCATGTCCGCAGTTTAACGTACCTATGGGGCGGAGAAGTGAGGCATTGAGCGCCTTATACTCCGCGTCGGTATACTGTCTGCCCTGAATCGGTTCATGGTCTTCGGCACAAGCAGCATGAGCGGAAATCTCCCAGCCGTCAGCGCCTAGCGCATCATGGTTCTGCTGGCTTATTTGCTGCTGCATTAGCCCTAATCCGCCCATAATATTGCGGCGTACAGCAGCCTCAAGTAAGGTATGCACGCCTGTCTTATAGTCGATGGTCAATAAGCCTTTGTCGGCAATATTCTTCACGGCGCCCCTGATTGCGGTATTGTAGTCTGCCGCGCCGGTGAATACCTGCTTGAACGCATAGTCCGTGCAGCTTCGATAGGCTTCTTGCAATGGAAGCGCCCTGCCGTATGGGTCAATCATGCCGAGCGTTTGCGTAATGTTGGTAAAATCGGACTGAGCCAGTTTTATGGCGGCACTCACGGTCTGTTGAATAACTGAATTGTCAGAGAACGCTACAGCTCCGGCAGTTGGTAGGCGCTTAATATCGAAATCATAGCCCACTTTGGCGGTCTGCGTCATAAGCGTGTTGATTTCTGCGCTCGATTTGCCGAGAAGGATTCGGAGCTGTTTCTTTATCTCTCGCTGTGACAGACCAAGGTTTTGAAGCCGCCATGTCTCATATGCTGCCGTGCTGGTCAGCTGTCCGGCTTGAGAAACGCGGCGGGCAATGTCTGAGAGAAGATACTCAGTTAGCGGGTTGGTGAGCTGAGTCAGCGTGTCACGGATAGCTTCGATTTGGTCAGGAGTCAGCATTACTTACACCCGCCTTTTTTCTTCTTAGCCACTGCCGTCACCACCTGTCAACTCCTCCATCTCGGGCATATACTCCGCTCTGATTTTCTCAAAGTCAGCCGGAGTCTGAGGACGTGGTAAATCAAAGTACCAAGCAATTGCAATTTCGGGCTTAAGCAGCCCAGATGATACCATGCTGTTATACTCCTGCCATGTGCGAGTGCGGTCGAACAGCACACCGTCGCCCCACTCGATAGTAACGTCCTTTTCGGGATTGAGGTCAACGGCACCCTCAATCTGATACATCTTTCCAAGGATGCCGCATACCCTCAGCGCTTCTTTAACGGCAACTTCCCACATCTGTTGAAAGTCGATGATAGTAAGGTTGTAGTCGCCGGAGGAGTTCGTTATCTCCGTCGCCGTCTTGTCCGATTCTTCAACATTAGAGAGAAGTCCACGCTTGAAGCCGATGAGGGTTTCAATGTTGCGTAGATATTCGGTCTTTCTGGCAAGGAAGGACTGCTCGCGGAACTCAGGGCTGAAGATTGTCACACCGATGTTCTCAGGGTCGTCGTCCAGCCCCGCGAACACATGGTCTTTAAATCGGCGCTTCCCGGTTGTCGTGTCCTTCTCCATCAAATCGGAGCTAACTATAACCCTTGACTCTCCGCGCTCGAACTCACCGTTGATTTGCTTCTCATTGACGTTAATCAGGTGAATCAATCCGGCGGCAGGTGCATATACCGAAACGCCATCCTCTGAGCCGTCCACACAGTTTTCAGCAGGGCACTTGACGGGGATAAGCCCCAATGACCACAGTGGATTCGGAAGTTTATTGGCGCGCTCAAGAGCGGCATATTTGTCAAGCGTACCGAGCGGAACCTCAATACCAATCATATCTCGGCTGTCGGAACGGTATAGACGGCTTTCGATAGTCAGATACCCGGCAGGGTCGATTGTGCGGCGCTCAAGCAAGGTATAGTAAAGTCCGCCTATTTCTGTTGATTCCTGAGTCCCGATATCGGTTATAGCGTCTGTTTCATTTCTGCCCAGCACAAGATAATTGCGGCGTTGGATAACGCTGAACTCAATACGCCCGTCAGATAACAGTAGCGGCTTTAAGAATGACTCGCCACCAATTAGCGTCTGCTGCATTGATTGTTTCCTGCGACGCTCCAGGCCGTTTAGAATTGTCTTAGCGAATGCGTTCTCAGACTTTGCCTCGTACTCACTAAATGTAGTTTTGGTGAGTTTGTTGATAACCGTGAACGGCAGGCGCTGGCAAGGGTCTTCTGTCTCGGTGGACTTGTCGGCATAGTAAAGGGCGTACCATTCACGAATGGCGGCTTTCATGTTGTCGGTGGTGATATCCTTGACGTTAAAAGCCTGTTCAAAGTTTTTTATCTTTGTGTCAAATAGGGCGGAGAATACGCTCATTTCCTCACCTCGCCTGTGTTAATCGTTATGCGCCGCTGTAACCGTGCGGCAGTCTCAAAGCCGTCTATGTAAGCATTGAGACGGCAAATTGTTTGCTTCTGCTCCACTATTACGGCGGTCAGGTGTGTATTCGCTGAAATTAGGTCGTCCTTGCACCAAGCGGGGAGGAAGCGATTATATAGCCATTGTTTAAATCTAGTCATCATTAACCATCTCCCTTAATTCCGGCATTCGGCGCAGCTCGCGGCGCAGTATGGTATTGCAGAAATACCTTGTATCATCCATTGCGTGGTCATTGATTTTCAGCGGCTTATCTACCTCTGCTTTTTTGGACTTATCGTCCCATGAGTACAAGCCGAACTCTCGAATGCAGTCCTTGCAGTCTTCATGAAACTTTAAGCGCCCCAGCCGAAGCAAGACAGCCGTCAATCTTATGCCATCGAGCACGTCGTTGTTAGCCTTGCGAACCGAATACCGTCCATGCCTGCGCACCGATTCAATGAACGATGCTGCGGACGGGTCTACCACAACGCAGTCAATCGGCAAATTTCCAGCCAGTATTTCGAGTTCGGCGTAATACTCTTCGTCCGTGCGCAACGCCCGTTCGTCTCGGCCTGAATAGTAATACTCTCTGATACGAGAAGCTATTCCATTCGATAAACACCAAAGCCCCGCGGAGAATGGGTTCAAGGTGCCGTAGTCCACAGAGATATAATAGGTTCCACTCTTCGGAATCTCTTTTACTACGTGCTTATCGGCGTCGAACTCATAGACTAAACCCTCCGCAATAACCCAAAGCCCTAAGATATAGCGCTGATAAAAAATACCTGAGTACATGTTTTGATATCGGGCTTTGATTTTATCAGAAAGACTTAGGTTGTCATCCATCGTGAAATGCAAATATAACAGGCTTTTATCGACGGCCTTATCTATCCAGTCGGTCTTAAACCAGTGCGTAGGGCCTTCTGGGTTACAGTTGAACCAGAACTTAGACCCGTCTATAGAACAGCGCCCCGTTGCCTGGTTAACAAAGCTCTCCGGCATCAACGCAACTTCATCGAACAGAATACCGGCAAGCGTTATGCCCTGTATCAAGTCCTGAGAACGCTCATCCTTGCCGCCGAATATGTAGAAATAGTTCTCGACATTATTCTTGGTTATGATTACAAGGTTTTCGCCTCTCAGGTCCTGAACGCTATAGCCTCGAGACTTAAGCATCAGCTTAAGCCAAAACAGCACGTTGCGGCGAAAAGAGCCGATTGTTTTGCCGCACATTGCAAAACTCTGATTGTTAAACGACTCCATTGCCCATATAGCAAAAGACAGCGACATAGAGAGTGTCTTTCCCGATCTGATAGCGCCGTCTGCTATAACTCCGTCCATGTCATGAACTGGGGTAGTCGGCATCCACCAAGTTAATATCTTGAGTTGCTTTTGCGAAAAGGGCTTAAACTTAAAAACGGCACTTATTACTCTTCCTGCCATACTTCACCGGCCTTTCCGGAAAGGGCAGCTAGGAAGCCGTCGTCTTCAGTGTCTCCGCCGTTATCAACGACTTTAGCCTTGAGCGCTGCCGTTCTCGCCTTCTCTTCGTCGGTATGCAGCCCCGCCATATCGAGAAGCAGCTTTCCGTGCTGATAGCTGCCGCGCTGAGCCTCCCGAACGAAAGCGTTTATTATTGCGCCAACCGATTGTTTTATGAGCTCCTGGCATTTAGCGTTATAAATCTCAACAAAACCAGGCTTGGCAAAGGCGTTATAATATGTTTGCCTTTCGCATTTTGCTATTTTACATATATCGGTTATTGACTTCATACGATTTTCTGGGTTTATCAATACTTCCAGAAGGTTTTGCTCTTTCTCGGTAGGCTGGTAATTTGTACAAATTTGTAAAGTGTCCACAGCTTATTCACCCGCCAATATATCCGGCAGTTCTTTTCCCGCCTCCGCCCAATCTAAGCCGTATTTTTCAAGAATATTCTTAAAGTCCTCGACATCGTGAGGACGGACCTTAAGCCCCTTTTCTCCAATATCTATATGCTGAAGTTCATGGAACATAAGAATCTTTTGCTGATTCTCGTTCAAAAAGCCTGTGTTTCGCTCATAAAAGGTAATTATAAAATCATACGGCAAATATGCCTTAAAGACTTCCGTTACCTTTCGGCAATCCGCATAAGTAACCTTCTCGCCTTGTTTCCGCTCATCACTGACAACGTATCCGATTTTAATTCCGTAGGCACGGATAAACGCAAATTCAGGAAAGTGAGCTATGACCTTTTGTCCCAATAGGCGCAGCTCGTTACTGGGCTTTGCTTTGTCGTGCAATATGAGCTTCGATAATGAACGTAAGCGGACGGTTTTGTCGGCCTTATTCTGCTTATCGCAAAGCATTGCTAATTCATTCATCGCGGCACAAGGCGATTCGCACGTATCTATGGTGCACGTCTGGCAAATCATATTAAATTGCACCGCTGCTCACCTCACAATTTAATCGGGACAGGACAGCACCATGCGGAAAGGAGGTCACATGAGCTTTCTAATCGGCTGTCCTTTTATCCCGGCATTCACCGTTTATAAATCGGCAGCAGCCGGAAAGGAGGAACCGGCTGCTGCCCCAGAAATTATATTTTACAATAATAAGAACCCGATTAAATAATTCAATCGGGTTCTTGACAGTTATTCTTCGTTTTTGTATATTTCTATAAGCCGTTTAAGGTTTTCAGGTGAATACATCCACACTTCATTTGCTCCATCAAAGTATCCATCAGCCGCTGCCCTATCCCAATATAACCGGGCCTCTTCATAATAGGGTATATGCAAGCGCCTAAAAATTTCTATAAACAATCGCATATCTGCTATGTTGTCTTTATACTCATGACAGTGGTATTTACCAGGATCAATATAAGATAGAAGTCGTACTATACCATCACTGCCAATAAGCTCACCGACAGGTAATGAACTTGTGTAATTCCTTTCGTCACAGAAGCAACCACCTTTTTCACCACTGCTGTCTTTATAGTTTTTGTGCAAGATAAGCATTTTGTCGATGTTTCCGTCCCTGTTATGGCCCCAAACTACATAACAATCTTTAGGTGATTTAATTACTTCTCCGCAGACATCGCATATCCATTGCTTTAAAGGCTTCATGATTATTCCTCCCTATTTTTTGACACAATCATACTTTTTTGTACTTGCTTTGTCAACATTTAGGAGGAATATAGAGTAAGTCACTCGCCCCCGCCCCTGGCTACTTAAAATCGCAACTTACCGCCCAATGAAAAAGGGACAGCCGTCAGCCTGTCCCTCAATCTATATCCAGTTTATATCATATCATGTGTTTCGAGAAAAATCCTGCACTCTTTTTGCACAATATTTAGTAGTCCATCAGGCCATATTCGCGGATAGTGAAGTCGTAGAGCGCCTGGTCTTTCAGCTTGTAAATGTTTCGTTCCTCATAGCCTAACTCTCCACAAAGCCGTTCTACGTTTCCCTTAGCCGGTGCAATAAAGAACCGCTCTAATATCAGTCTACCTCGTTCGTCCAGCCCCGCAAGTCCTCGCTCGGTCAACTCAACAAGGCGCTTCGTTGCGTGATATGTATGCTTAAGCCTTTCGCGTTCCACAAGGTTCGATAATATCCTGTCCTCGATTTTCGACCCGCCGCCTTGTACCGGTATCTTATCGGAGTTCATTGAACACTTTACCGAGGCGGACTGGTCTTTCAAGGCCGAGATCCGCATGATTATGTTCTCAAGGCTTTCTTTCCGGGCGTTGTAATTGTGGAGATCCTCGATCGCACATTTCTTCCAATCCATTAGGTTGCCTCCTATCCGTAGCAAAAATATGTAGTGCTGTAGTTCGTGTTGCCGACCTCATAAACTCCGCTGCCCTGCTTAAACTCAGCTTGATATAGAACATTATCGGGACAGTCTATTTCGCCCATCAACGCCCGAGCAGCTATCTCTTGGCACTCTTCCCGAACCTCAAGCGGCGGCGTATAGCACGGATCTCCGTTCGCATATCCAAGCAGATATTGTCCCTTTTGTGCGACAACGTCATAAACGGTGTTCGGGAACTTATCGCTCTTAACCCGGTTCATTATGACCGCAGCCACAAGCTCGCGGTGTCTATCAGTGCACCCCGCCCACGCCTCGTTATAGATGACGGTTGCGATGATATCGCGGTCAATGATAAACTGCCTCTGCTCGGCTTCCCATATTTCCTGCGCCCGGACAATTATCGGGTCAGATTCTGGCAGTCCCATTTCTCTTGCAAGCAGGGCTATCTCGTGCGCCTGAGCCTGTTTGTCCGTCCATCTGCTTTCGGCGACTGCCGGACGGATCAGCAGCACGGCGATTATAATAATCAGTAGAATTGTAATTACTTTTTTCATTGGTTCCTCCTTGATTTTTATTGTTTATTTGCATATACTGAATTTGAAGGTGTCTTATCGCCGGGGGTGCTGAACGCAAGTGAGGTCCCGGTCTTGAACGATAAGGCATCTTCTTTTTTTACCGCCTAAAACAGGCTCGTTTGCATATCGGCCTCTCTACCGAGTATTTCTAAGGGTTTGCCTTCACAGGTAATTAACCCGTTTTCGACTTTGATTGAGTTGAAATGTGGCCCTACGTGCCCACGCTCATCTTTGTATCCAATTGTCCACGAGCCAGGGCCGTAAATTTCATGTGGTCCGTAATAATACGTGACTAGAATCTCGGACCCGTAATGCGTCCTAACGCGGCAGCCGAGAATGGCTTCAAGAAACTCGTTCTTTTGTCCGTGCATGTCTTACCTCCGAATGCTTGCAAGTTGTTAAATATTGAGATACAATGTTTTTGCCCTATATGGCAGGAAGGGAGAGATTGCTGTGCGGCGCTGTTGGCCAAACACTCTTTTTAATCTGCCCCGTTCCTCTGACTTGATATGACACATTTGTGACCATGCAGATTGTGTCACTCGACTCCAGCACTAAGGGGCAGTGCAATTTCATAAGCAGAGCTGAAACTGTTAAGAATGGAGATGCCCAAGAAAGCACCAGCGTATTGGTGTGTCATGAAGACGATAAACCAACGTCTGATTGTCCGTAAGCATTAGAGGTTAAAGCCTGGAGATCACCGCTCACGGTACGCAGTGAGCGGTTTTCTATTGCTTCAAATACCACTCGATAATCTGAATTGCCGACTGCCAGCCATGACATTCTCCAACGTAGTACCCTTGTGCTTTCAGCTGCTCAATCCACCAGTCCTGTTCGGGAGAGGTTTTGCCGGACTCGGTTTTCATCTCGATGTACAGCCCATGATACCGACCACGCGGAACCGGCAGACAGAGGTCCGGCACTCCTGGCTTGAGTCCTTGCTCTTTGAGGTGCTTGGCTTCGATGGGGTCTCTGGTCCCGCCATTTGGAATGTGGAACAGCAGTTTCAGTTCGGGGTAAACGTCCCGAACGATTTCTGACCAGCGAATTACGTTCATTTGGTGTTGAGCCTCGGTCTTAGGATTAGCGAAGAGCTTAATCTGAGATTTCATTCTTAGCCCCCTCAACCCAATATTCGATAAAGAAAACAGATTTGTTGCCCTGCTTCTCTTTGCCTTCTCGGACACAGTATCCGCTTTTGACCAAAATCGGGACGATTGCAAGGCGATCAGCTGGAGAAGGTATGTATAAGCGGTGTCTCATGATGCCTTACCTCCTGAAAGCGCCTCAGTTACGCTCCATCCTCTTTTGATACGCATATAAATCGTGTTGTAATTCAGCCCCAGAGAAACGCATTCTTGTTTGAGCGTTCTATCTCCTACGGGGATATTGCGGCGGACATTATTGCATTGGTCATACTGTGTAGCCCATCTGCAATTTGAAGGTTCGTAATTCCCGTTAACTTCTTTGCGGTCAATAGATAGCGTGTCCTTGTAGCCGTTTTGTGTGGCCCAGTTATAGAAATTCATAAATCCGTTAGCGCCACGCCACTCTTCGCAGATACAAATACCCCGACCGCCGTAATCACCAAAGGCAGGATTGTTGGGATTTTCACACCGCTGAAGCATACCAGAATAAATTTTATAAATTCTTGTGCCGTACAATCCGTGTCTATAATTTCTCTCTATGGTTACTTCGGAATTCAAGCAGCCACAACTCTTAGCGTGGCCATCTAGCAAATGCCCTGCACTGACAAGCTTTTCTTTTCCGCAATCGCACATGCACAGCCATTTATGCGAGTTTTTATCATAAGACAGCGCTACGAGTCTGCCGAAACGCTTGTCTGTTAAATTTACTTGTTTCATGCTACGCGCTCCGTTTCTTGTCATTGAGTAGACGATTAAGTATTTGGCTGGCCTCGAACTTGCTTATGCTGGATGAATCAAAGCTTTTACATCTCTTTCTGATTATCGCAAGCTGTTTTTCACTGGCAGGCTGCCTGCCCCAACACTTTGTTCGATTAAGGTCCCATATGTAGGCGCTATCGGAATGCTGCTCCATAAGCTCTCTATATGCCGCGTCTATTGCCTGCTGCGTTGCCATTATCTGACCAGAGAAGACCGTCCTACCAAGCTCGTCCTGCGCCGGTATAACAATGGTCTTGTTTGGTAGTGAGCAGACGAGAGAAGAATCTGGCATACGGAAGAAATTAATATCGTGAGTGTTGTATTTTTGCTCTTTCGCCCACAAATTAACAACGGAAACATTCTTAATCCAGCTTTCAGGACAGTCCGCCGCCGCAATAGCTTTCATCGGCAGGTCGAATAACATTCCCTCAACCTCGCAGGTTTTGTTTGCCGGGATGTCGTCCATATCGATACCGAGAAGAGACGGTGCCGAACAGAGTGAGGCTTTGCCGGTTATTCCGACACAGTCAATCAGATTGAGTCTTGTCTTGCCGGGATATAGACGGAGCCCTCTACCTACCATTTGCGTGTATAGGCCGTCCGACTGAGTAGGTCTTGCAATGATTATCGTTTCGACTCTAGGAATATCAGTGCCCTCAGTGAACACCATGACATTTACGATGCAGGGAATCGTGCCGGCTGTGAATGCTTCGATAATAGCCGCTCTTTCCTTTGTCTCTCCGGTTACCACTGCGGCGCCGGGTATTCGCTTAGCTATCTCCTGAGCCTGATTAACCGACACTGCGAAGATGAGCGTCGCGCCGACCGCCAGCTTCTGATACGTTTCCGCAATAGCGTCTGCGGTGCCGTCCATGGCTTCTTCTAACTCACCCGGGGCATAGTCACCTCTGGCGGAATGGACATTGCGGAGGTCGTAGCCGATATTTACGCGGCGGCAGAAGATATCCGACAGGTAGTTGTTTTCGATTCCCCAGCGAAGATCTCTTGAGAAGATGATGTCAGAGAAAATATCATCCAGCCGAACCTTATCGCCTCGTCCGGGCGTTGCAGTGAATCCAACATGTATCCGAGGGCGGAAGTAATTGTATATGCGCCTGTACGACTGAGCCGCAGCGTGATGGGCTTCGTCAGTCACGATGATATCGAAGCTATCAGGGGCGAAACGGTCAAGCCGACGGGTTAAGGTTTGAACCGAAGCGCTTACGACATCATCCAGCGCCGAAGAATGCTCTGTAGCCATTTCCACACCCGTGGAGCAGTTGAAATATTTAAGCGGTTGTCTGACAAGCTCTTCGCGATGTGAAAGAATCAGCATTCTTCTTCCTCGCCGATTAAGGTTTGCAAACGTCACCGTTTTACCTAAGCCCGTTGCCATCTGAGCTAGAACGGACGAACCGTCCGGCAAATTATCTATGATATCAACACAATCTTGCTGATATGGACGTAAAGTTATCATTTATCCTCCTTAATGTGGGTTTTGTGGGACTCTGTGGGACTACGAGTCCCACAAAATAACCTAGCATTATCAACGGTTTGCTGTCCGTGTGGGAATGTGGGACTTTTTTCTCACATTCTCCCTATAAGAGAATTAATTAATAATGCACTCAGTTCTGATTATTTTTTATTGCTTTATATAGTGCGTGTTGTGCAGTCCCACAGTCCCACAGTCCCACAAATTTCTGTAAGCCTTGCAAATGCTACACATTTTTGTGGGAGTCAAGTCCCACAAATACGCTAATTAATTGTTAATTGCTCGTCAGGCTCTCCATTTGTCCACGCGTCAGGGTCTACGCGGAGTCTCATGACGACGCAATCGGAGGGAATGCTGCCTATGCGCTTCGTTTTTGTGAAGCCTTTGCCGCGAGTCTGAATCAAGCCTTTACTCTTCAAGTGGCTTAGAAGCGCTGGAGCTGATATGCCGGCATCGCCACAAGCTTTATTCCACGCTGTAGCTCGAATGATAAACACCCAGCCATCGTCCGCGCCACTGCCTATCTCGCCGTATCGCTCGCCGTCGCCCATGTTTGACTTAAACCGGTTGGCATTTTGCGCCACCCAGTCGCACATATAGTCATAGCCTCTGTCGGCGGCGCTGACAGCCTCACGCGACTTCAAAAAGTCCGCTATTGCATCAACGGTCAGTATGTCGCCATCCTCAAATATCCACTGAGTAGCCATGCAATCGCCGGCAAGGATAAGGGCCGCAGCCATTGCCTGTTTTTCGGTCGTGTTGTTCTTGAGGCAGTCCTCATAGTACAGCTCGTACAAGTCGTGAGCCTTTTTGATGTTTTCACCCTTGTTAAGTCGTTCAATAAAGATTTTGCCTGCGTGGCCGTAATTAGCCTTGAGTGCAGCCGCCGTACCGTGGCCATCCCTGATAGCCTTAGATTCCGCCTTGCATTCAATCTCAATAACTCTATTGACAGCTCCTGCGCCGTCGTTCTCGCCGACGAGAGGTGTCTCTCCTGAAGTAATAAAGCAGTTCGCCCATGTCGGCGTTGAGGCCAGTCCGAGCATTTTATTTGACCGAAGCTTTCCCGAGCCGCTTGCCAGTTCATAAACATTGAAATTAAGTTTTCCTCGGTAGTCTTTGGCAAGCTGGAGCTCATCAATAATGATAGGTAAAGAGTTCAGAAAGCCAGCCAGGACCTCAAAACCTACTGATGTTGCCTTGAATGTCGGAAAGAATGGGCCGCCCACCGCAGGATTCGCCCAGACCGAAGCTGCCAGCATTTGTGCGACGGTTTTACCTGTACCGCTGTCCATTCCCCATAGATGAACGAAGAACGGAAGGCAGCCCAGAGGCCCTACCAGAACGGAAGCGAATGATGAAGCAAGAACTAGCCGAGCGGTAATGCTGTATTTGCGGCAAGCTCGAGCCTCCTCACGCCACGCATTAAAATCTCCATGTGCTTTAATTGACGAATAGATGTTTGCGAAGCTCTCAGCGCCATCGAATACTACGTCACTCACATAGGGAGAGAAGCCCTCATCGTTCCAGCCTAAACGGCTGACCGATTTTATTTCGGGAATAACGTCATAGTTCATGTCCATCACGTCCGAGAGATAATCAACTAGGTTCTGCGACCTCTTGCCGGACGTTACAGATATGCCGATTCTGGACAACGACACAATGTTCTTGGCGTTGCTGACCGTATCAAAATCGGTCAGAATATATGTCCATGGGCGGCGGTTATTCGTTCCGCGGCGAAATGCCAGCCTAACCTTCAACTCTCCGGTGTCGATGTTTCTTAGCCGTTGAACCGGATAAATGCTGTGCGGACAGGCTATCTCTATGCCGCCCATACCGCCATACTTCCAAACACCCAAATCGTCCGCCGTCCAATCGCCGGTCATTAGCTCAAATATCTGGTCATCAAATGCGCTTATTCCATCGGGTCGACTCAGTACGGACGTTCCAGAGGCATTCTTAATTGAATCTTTATAAGCCCGAAGAGCAGCCTTAAAACTCTTAAAGCCCACCGTTTTGGCGTACTCGGTCAGCTTGCGCTCTTCAATGCCTTGCTGAAACGCGTCTTTTATTTTGCAGATATATTCATAAGGGTTGGGCGTATCGAAGTCCTCGCGCGTATATGTAAAATCACTTATATTGCTCACCTCGCTTGTATGGGTGCTCTAAGAACCACTGGTCGAGTTCGTCGAGCTTGAAGCACGCCTCTATGTATTCTGGGTCTATTATCTCTTCTGGAGATTTCGGAGCTTTAAATATCTTAGCGTTCCATAGGCGCTGATATTCGTAGGTGTGCGCCATATAGTCCGCCTCCGCCGCCGTCGCTTCATTTTCTCGCTTCTGACGCTCTGCCTTGAGCTGTGCCAGTTCGCGAGGGTCCGGGCGGTCGTTACTTAGCCCTAGCCGGAAGTCCGCATTAAGCCTCACCACGGCGGCGGAAAAAGGTATCTTGAATAAGAGCATTGCAAAATCAATTACAGAGCCGCCCTCGCCGCAGCCGTAGCAATGGAATCCG